TGCGGAATGTATTGCCAAGAGTAGTTCTGGTAGAAAGACCTGAAAATGTTGTACCAGATATATTTAAGTATACCCAATCATCTTCTGGTGTTATATATTCATCTTTTATGTCAACGTCTCTCTTAAAACGTGCATAAGTTTTGTCAGACCACTGTGAACCCTCTCGGTATTTTCCTATTCCTGGAAAATGTAAGAATATGTGGTTTTCATCTTATAATAATGCTTTCATTAAATTTATTTTTATGGTGTCCAATGAATTTGGCGGAATTCTGTGTAGTTAATCAATATTGTGTTGTAAGATTTCCTCAATGTATGGTTCAAATAGATGAATCAATTAGTTGTCAACAATCCGTTATAATTTTGCAAATTATGATGAATCAAATGAAGAACCGTCAATGCTAATACATTTCCAAGTTTCTTTAATAAATTTTTTGAATTTATCAACTAAGCTCGTAGTGCTTTCGCCATGTATGAATGAAGGGACATGTTTTTTTATCCAAGGGAAAAAATATGATTAAACGGCTTACATTATACCCAATGCGTTAATAACAGGTGTACAAATTAATCTAGCCCGATCTTTATTATTCTAAGGACAAAAATCATTAGATCCTGTTTTTGGGTCCAACTCTAATTAATAACGGACATATTCTTCACAAGATTTGACTTAAGCAGTATAAGAGGCAACATAATCTCTGTAATTAGGATCATAAAAGGTCCTCAATATGCCTTTTTCATACACATTTTTCTTTGATTATGACCACCCATCTTACTTAGAAATATAGTCAAAAAATGTGTGTGTATCAGTTTTCATCGGGTTTTTATCTAATTTATTTTTTAAATAACCCATATATTGTGATGTCACTGCTTAAAATGAGGTGAGATCATGTTCATTATATTTCTATTTAGAACCCAACTACCTACATATAGCTTTGTATTTATTGTGCAAATCTTTATGATTATGTGAATGTATATAAACTTTGCTTCCATCTTCATATAAATCCATACCTGCGTTGACAATACATCTATTACCTTTAACTTGATCATCTTTCCTTATTAAAGAATTCTTGTGTATTGTATAACGTTCTTTATGATCATTACACATTCTTTTCATAGCACCCATCTCTGTTAAAAAATTTTTTTTACCTTATATATTACCAATTATATAATCATTTATATCATCAAAATCTTTTTATTCAGGTATAATGGATGCACT